CACCTCCGCCACCACCAGAACCACCATCACCTGGCTGAGAATTAGCTTGTGATCCAAATCCTCCACCTACAGCTGTTAATCCAAATCCTGTGCTATTACTGCCTGAAGTTCCGTTTGTGCTTGCTGCGCCACCGGTACCGCCTCCTCCTACTACAAAAGGATATGCAGTTGATGGTGTAGCATAATAACTTCCATATAATAAACCCCCAGCTCCACCGCCTCCGCCACCATCATTTCCGTTAGTTGCACCGCCGCCACCTGCTCCACCGCCAGCTACAATTAAATAATCAATTGAATAGTTTGCAGATCCAGACCAAATAGGAACTGCACCAGAACCTTGTGAAGTCAATACTTGACCAGTAGTTCCATAAGAAGTTTGTCCTGTACCACCACTAGTTACAGGAATTATTCCAGTAATAGCAGTATTACTTACTGAACCAATTTGATTTGCAGCAATTTGTCCTGTAATTACACCAGCATTAAGACTGGCAACTTGTGAAGCAACAATACTATTGGTAGCAATTTGACCAGTACCAATTGTATTATTAGCAATCTGTGTACCAGTAATTGTATAACTGGCTATCTGATTTGCGGTGACACTATTGTTGGCAAGTTCTGCCGCAATAATAGTATTGTTAGCAATCGATGAGGCATTTATTTGCGAAATAGGCATTATTAACTAATCTCCAGGACGCTGAGTATTGCATCTGCTGAACCAGCAACAGACGAAGATACTTGTATTGAGTCTCCTGATTTTAATACCATCTTTTGGTCACCACCGATTACAACGATTGTACCACCAATAGGTACTGTGGCATTATTCACAATATAAGAAGCATTATAAGAATTTGATGAATCTAGTACATATGCCGAAACTTGAATTGTATTTGATGTAGTCCTATTAGCAATAGAAAGACCAATCACAGTAGACTGCGTTGCAGCAGGTCCTGTAAATACGGTAGTATTGGCTGTGCCGATACTTGGTTTAAGAGAGTTTGTAAAAACGTTTGGCATTATTTAATCCTATTAATATTATATTTATCCTAGAGCAATGGAGTAAGCCAGAGCAGAAGATATAGCAATAAAGACAGCATTAGATGTTGCTAATGTGTTTGCCGAGTTTGATGAAACAGAACTACTTGTACCAGTAATTATTGTAGTGTCAGGGAAAGCAAAACTAACAGAAGCATTTACTGTATTTGCAAATAGTGTATTGACACCACTAATATTACCGCTAGGTCCACTTGTACTGATTGTATTGGCAACAATCAAATTGTTTGCTACTGTAAGGTTACCAGCAGTAATAATTGATGCTGTATTTTGAAGTGCGGTGTTAGCAATACCATAAGCCGCATTGGCCTCAGCAAAGGCGGCATTAGCGTAAGCGTATGGAGAAGCAGCAGTAAACTGTGTTGTACCGTCAACGAATGTTACGCCATTACCTGAACCTGTAATATAGTGATTACCACTATACAGATTGCCTTGAACACCTACGCCACCATAAACCTGTAAAGCACCAGTAATATTACTGGTTGCTGGTGTAGACATCTTGATGACTAATTGCTTCTGAGTATTTCTTAGTCGAATAACTTCATTTGAAGTATTGAAACCACCTACTGCCCATACCATATCACCGACTGAGCCTGTGGTATCGGTAGCAAATACTAAATTACCACCTGCACCTGAGTTTGCCACAGCACCAGAGAAAATATAGCCATCTTGTGGTAAAGTAATGGTAAAATTTGGGTCAGCAAAAGACGAACCGGTAATACCCATATCAATCCATCCATGGTCGTTTCCTGGACCTGGATAGGTGTCAACATAAGCAATATAGTCGGCAGAACCTGTATTTGATCCTCCGTTGAGGAGGGCGGCTTGAGTATAGTATTGACCTGGTGTTCCTGTTGAAGAAACACCTTTCATTACCAAAGCAGGATTGGTAATATTAGTATTGAAAGCATTATTACCAATATATGTGGTATTGGCAATTATGACATATTGATTATGGTATGTGTTACCACTAAATGTAGAACCACCAGTAACAACTAAAGCAGTAGATGTGTTGGTATTAGATATCAACAACTTACCAGTCATTGTATCACCAGCACGTTGAACTGCCGTATTAGCAATAGAACCTACTAAGTTTGCTTCAAAATATGCTGATGTTGCTAAACTATTTGCTGCATTTGCTTGTAGATATGCGGCGTTAGCAGTTGTTGAAACTGTATTTGCTAAGTTATATCCAGATTGTGCTGATGCGGTAGCTGCATTTGCCTGTGAGTAAGCCGCATTAGCGGTAGTACTGACTGTATTAGCTAAATTATAACCTGATTGAGCAGAGGCAGTTGCTGCGTTTGCTTGTAGATAAGAAGCGTTAGCAGTTGTAGATACCGTATTTGCCAAACTATAAGCAGCGTTGGCATAGGTAGATACCGTATTTGCTAGATTGTAACCAGATTGAGCAGAATTAGTGGCAGCATTTGCTTGTAGATAAGCCGCATTGGCGGTAGTTGATACTGTATTAGCCAGACTATATGCTGCATTAGCATAAGTTGATACAGTATTAGCAAGGTTATAACCAGACTGTGCTGAATTAGTTGCCGCATTGGCTTGTAGATAAGCGGCATTTGCTGTGGTACTAACAGTATTGGCCAAACTATATGCTGCGTTAGCATAAGTTGATACTGTGTTCGCCAAATTGTAACCAGACTGTGCTGAGTTTGTGGCTGCGTTTGCCTGTAAGTAGGCAGCGTTTGCCGTGGTAGAAACCGTGTTAGCAAGACTGTATGCTGCGTTAGCATATGTAGAAATTGTGTTAGCTAAATTGTAAGCAGAATTAGCAAAATTATTAACCGCTAATGTTGCTGCATTTTGTGTAAGAGCAACACCTTGTACATATGGTAAAATATTAGTATTATTAACCCATACTGCTGGTGCATACACATTACCTTGTACACCAATACCACCAGCAACCTGTAAAGCGCCAGTAGTTGTACTATTACTTGCATTAGTTGATTTAATTACAACATTATTTGCAGCAGTGATACGCATCACTTCATCTGGTGTATCTCCACCATTTGTACTGAAGATAATGTCTTTATTTGTATATGTACTGAGTACTAAGTTACCGCCACCAGTTGCCGTGTTACCATAAGCATACAAATAAGCATCGTTTGGTCCTGTTAGACCATAACCTGCTTGACTATAATTTGAACTATTAATACCTAAGTCAACATAAGTATCGTTGGCAGAACCATTGTCAGCAGTTACTACTAAGTCACCAGATGCTTTATTACCTGGATTAATATTCTGTAAATTTAACTGAACATAATCGTTATAGTTACCTGATTGTTGGAATATTGTTTGAGGTTCAAATACAAATCCAGTTGGAACACCAGCATACAAGGCACCAAAACCATTTGATGAAGAACCAAAAAATTCACCAGTATTACCTGAAATAGTTGTATTAATTACATTACCAGTAAACGAAATATTACCTGATACAGACAAGTTACCTTGAATGTTTACGTTACTTGTTACAGTTTGTGTTGTACCATTAAGTTGTAATGAAGTATTTGCTTTATTATAAGCAGCTTGTGCTGAATTAGTAGCCGCATTGGCTTGTAAGTAAGCCGCATTAGCAGTAGTACTTACAGTATTTGCTAAATCATATGCTGCATTGGCATGAGTAGAAATATTGTTAGCAAAGTTGTATACAGATTGTGCCGAAGCAGTTGCAGCATTTGCTTGAAGGTATGCCGCATTAGCCGTTGTAGAAACAGTATTCGCTAGATTGTAACCAGATTGAGCAGAAGCAGTAGCCGCATTAGCCTGCAAATAAGCGGCATTAGCGGTAGTTGAAACCGTATTGGCAAGATTATATGCCGAATTGGCTTCAGTAGAAACTGTGTTTGCTAGATTATAACCTGATTGTGCCGAAGCCGTAGCCGCATTAGCTTGACCGTATGCACTATGAGCATAAGTGTCAGTTATGTTTGCTTGATTACCAGCACTAACTGCATACGAATAAGCGGTATTTGCTGCAGCAAAAGCATTGTTTGAATTATTGTATGCCGCTTGAGCAGAATTAGTTGCCGCATTGGCTTGTAAGTAGGCAGCATTTGCTGTTGTTGATACAGTATTGGCTAGATTATATCCAGACTGTGCTGAAACAGTTGCAGCATTGGCTTGTAGATAAGCTGCATTAGCGGTAGTTGAAACTGTATTAGCAAGATTGTAACCAGATTGTGCTGATGCGGTAGCCGCATTTGCTTGAGCATATGCCGATGTAGCATAAGTGTTAGTTAAATTAGCTTGATTATAAGCAGAAGCGGCATATGTATTTACTGCAACTACGTTAGCATTGATTGTATTGGTTACAGATTGAAAGTAAATAATATTAGCCGCCAAATTGGCAGTAGTAGTATTTGCTTGATTGTAACCTGAAGTTGCGTAAGTGTTTACAGCAATAATTTGGTTATTCTGTGTAGTATTAACACCTACTTGATATGCCGTATTGGCTGCAATCTGAGATACTGCTGAGTTAGCATTATTATATGCCGCTTGAGCAGAGAATGTTGCTGCGTTTGCCTGTGCATATGCAGAATAAGCAAAGTTACTTGTAGCATTGGCAAATACATAAATGCCTTGTGCTAGTGTATTAGTTGCATTAGCTTGTGTAAATGCTGCGTTGGACTGAATAAATGCTGCGTTAGCATCAATAAAAGCCGCTTGAGCAGAAGCAGTAGCCGCATTGGCTTGAGCATATGCACTAGTAGCATAAGTGTTTGTAATGTTTGCTTGTAAAAATGCTGCGTTTGCTTGAATAAAAGCGGCATTAGCATCTGTAAAGGCTGCTTGTGCTGAATTAGTTGCTGCGTTTGCCTGAGCATAAGCCGTAGTAGCGTAAGTGTTTGTTAAATTGGCTTGAGCATATGCTGAATTGGCATATTGATTTGCCTGATTTGCTTGTAAGAAAGCAGCATTGGCTTGAATATAAGAAGCATTACTATTTGTATAAGCATACTGTGCTGAATTGGTGGCTGCATTGGCCTGAGCATAAGCAGCCGCAATCTCTACGTTCTGTGTTTGGTTGACCTGAACAAGGTTGAGAATGTAAGATTCACCAGCAATTGGAATAATCTCGTTATTTTTATCACCAATGTATAGTGTATTCGCCAAAAACGAATACGCCATCTGTCCATCAAGTAGTGTTGCTGGAACATTTGATGTATAAGAACGAAGGATTTGTATTGAGGTATTGGCCACTTAGAAAAATCCTCCATCAATATTTGTGATGGCTTGACCAGCTGGAGATAATACAAAAGAATTCGTATTCGCTTGATAGGTAATAACGTCTAAGTTAATCGCATTTGTTGCGTTCAAGTCAGCCGCACCTAGAATGGTGTTTTTACCACCATAACTGATAGAGTTAATTCGGGGTGTTGTTGCTGACCCTACTTGGACATTTACTGTCCCAATTATTTGACCCATTTATTACCTCGTAACGGATGGAGAAATTTCAGCAATACCTTCTAAAATTCTAGTCACATTTCCTACACCATCAGTAATAATAGTATCAAACACATATCGACCTGGAGCAATATTGGCTGTTTGAGCAGCACTTAAAGACAATGTTATTGTTCCAGAGGAGGCATTAAGAGCAGTAGCAAATGTTGCTGTTGAATTTGCTGCGTAATAAGAATAACGAATTTGACTGGCTGCTGTATAACCACTCAAATTGTATGGATCATTGTATACGTCATCAATAACAATTGATGTTGAGTATGTAGTACCTTGTTCTATATAGAGATTTTGATAGGCTGCTGGCATTTAAATTTCCTGATATTCTTATTATCCTACTGGATATTTATGTCAATGCCTACCTTACTTTTTCTTTAATTCCTTTATTTCGGCCCTTAATTTGACGATTTCTTTAGAAAGTTCAACTACTGCGGCCAAAGCGGCATTACCATAAGCAACCGATAATGTACCTTCTTTATCTTCCATTACAGCTTCAGGCATGACTTGTTGTAAGGATTGAGCGGATACACCGACTTGTGTAACATTTTCATCAATACGGTCATAGGTACCGTTCTTGACTTTAGATAATTGTTCTACAAAATTTGTTGATAAATTTTTCCAATTTTTCTTTAATCGTTCATCAGAATAGGCGGTAATATTGGCAGCAGCCGTGAGATTTCCGGCACTATCAAAAGTAAATTTAGTTGTGCCATAATCGTAAGCAGAATTTGTCGTTGAATAACCAAAAGTTATGGATCCACCATCCATTTTCATGCTGTAGTTGTATATACCAGAATCAGGATCTTTTACGTCATAAAAGGATAAGACACCTGCGGAAGATCCACGAATACCAATATTTGGAGTTCCTGTTACACCAATATCACCATACTGTTGAATTTGTCCTGAGAATGTACCTGTCGTACCACTTACAGCACCAGTAGATGTCACGTTAGCAGCAAATACACTTCCGCCAGTTACGTTTGTGGCTGAGTTTGCACTACCCGCTGCGTTACCTGTAATATTAATAGGCCATGTACCAGAAGCACCAAGACCAGTAAGTGAAGGAGCATAAGTGTTATAAGTTGCGGCTGTGATAATTGAAGAACCGTTAACCGTGGCACCAGCAGGATTACTAACAGACAAAAATTGTGTTGCCATGCTAGTACCAGCGATAAACGATGGTGCCGTAACACTACCTGTAAATGCACCAGTAGAACCAAACGAGACTGCACCAGTAGTACTGAATGTATTACTTACTGCTGTTACACCACTTATACTTGTAGGACCAAAAACAGTTAATGCACCGGTTACGTTAGTATTTTGAGAGACAGTTAAAATACCATTGACTGTGGCATTATTGGCAACATATAAACCTGTACCTGAACCAGTAGCAGATAACTGACCGCCAGCAGTTACAGGACCTGAAGTTGTAATACTTTGTGTAGTATTTGAGAATGTTGCTAAACCGCCAACCGATAATGTATTTTGAATAGAAGCAGAAGAACCAAGACCTTGTACTTGCATGGCACCAGCAAAAATGGCACCGTTAGCAACCTGTAAACCTAGACTTGGATCATTAAGATACAATGTTCCTGTGGATTTAACATAGTTGTTAGCTACAAGATTATTATTTTGTTGTGTCAAAAAATTGGTTGTAACCACCCAATCACCGAAGGTGTTGGCGTAACTTAATAGGGATACTGTATTAGCCATTTAAATTTTTATCCAATAGTTTTGTTATCATCATCTTAATATCTTGTACATCATTTCTAACGTCAGCAATTTCAGATTTAATGTTATTTATTTCTTCTTTTTGGATCTTTGCCATACGGACTTTTTCTTGGTAATCATTAATTGCCTTACGGTCCGTATTGATAAGAGCCATTGAGTTAGTGTCTCTAATAAAATTAGCGTCTTTTACTTTAACGTACATATTAAATTCCTGTTCCTGCTGGTAATGCTACTGCACGAATATCTTGTAAGAATGGAACATTAGTTCTATCTGGTGTAGTAATAACAACTTTGATAGCAAACTGAATGAAGTTATTGTAACTAATGCCACTTGTACTTGTATAAGAAATATTGTTGTTGGCCAAGTTGTTAATACCAGGAGCATACTCATATTCAATAATACTATTTCTATTTGTTGAATAGTTTGTATAGTTCAATGTATTGGTCATTAACTGCCAGTTTTGATTCTCAAATACTTGTGTATCAGCAGAACTCAAAATTTTATAGTAAACATAGATTTGAGTATTAGGTGGTCTGTAAGCATCAATGTATACACGAAGGTCACCAGAATCATTACCTGCTGGCATGACTACTTTCTTGGTGAAGTACTTGGCATATCCATTACCACCATTCTTAGATGTTTCACCAGCAACAACAATCTGAGCATTCGCTGTAGATGTTGTACGACTTGTTGGATCGTATACAGTAATAGTTGGTGTTACCAAATAACCAGAACCTGGATAAGTTGTGTAGATGGATGTAATGCCGCCAGTAGTTGTATTTTGTGTATAACCGAATACAGGTAAATCTGTTGTACCCAAATCGTTTGTTGTATTAGAATTGGTTATGCCTGAAGTGATAACAATAGACAATGTATTAGCATTATAACTTGCGCCTGTGTTGGCCACAGTAATAATGTTACCATCAATACCCATATTATTAACGTGATAGATGATGTTATACAATGATAAACCATCATCACAAATAACTGGACTTACATTTGGATCGTTTGAAGATAATGTAGCAAATAATTGGAATGATGTATTTGAGTTCTTTAACAATACACGCTCACCATTACCATCATTCAAATAAATGTTATCTTGTGTTGGTGTACCAAAACGACCAGGTGTTACTGGTGTAAGGCCTGTTTGAGCATTACCATTCAACAATGTTGTTTGATAAGCATAGTTAATAGATGTCGAAGAAGGAATAAAGTCAGTAGTTGATACATTGAAAGCATCCATTACTTGACTTGGTGAATACAAACTGTATACGTTTGGTACTGAGTTTGCACTCAACTTTTGTAAAATATCTTGACGACCTAATTTTCTATATGGCAGATTGAACGGTGTTACAAATTGTACCTGTGGTGTAGTTGTAGTATTAAACACACATTGGTTAATTGTAAACATCAAATCTTTAGTTTGGTCAGCAGTCCATGTAATGGAGTTTTGTGATTCAAACAGAGCGCCAACATATGGTGCTTGACCAATCTTAGTTGCAATTGAAGAACTGGTTGTATTGGCAGAAGAAGCAATAGCAACTTTGTTTTGTTCGCCATAATACAAGTTATAAGCAGATGAACTAGATTGTACAACAAAGGCATACAATACACCAGGTTGAATGTATACTGGTGCTGGGAATGTAAATGTTGTATATGTCGAAGCATTAGCACTATTTGGTGCCAAAGAAGTATTAATCTGATTTGCGTTCAATGTTACAGTTGAGTATGGTAATGTTTGACCATTTGGATAACCATTCAATGTACCAACAATCGATACAGTAACAGGTGAACTAGGCACAGTATTACTTGTAAACGGAGCAAAGAACAAATTAACAGAGTTTAAGAAAGCACCATTTGGATAATTCTGTTTACTGATAATAAATGTTTGTGCCAACGGATCAATGTTTGGTGTCTGAGCAACAATGTTGTAACCTTGATTATTGGTTTGTGTTATTGTTGTAGAAGAAGCATCAACTGAAGCGGCATAGTTCAAGTTCTGGTTGATTGTTTGTAGACCAGTAGCATAGAATGTTGCTTCAGCATATGTTGTAGCAGACGAAGGTTGTGTTGGAATTACACGATTATCAATACGGAATACTCGTTGACCTGTATAGAATACAGAACCAGGTACGTTGAAGATTGCTACAAATTGACCATGTTCATCAGTAGACAATTGTGGAATTGTATTACCTGAATGAATTGCAGCAGCTACAGAGCCCACATTACCTGTAATATTGTATTGTGAATTCATATTGCCGTAAATACTATTTGTACCAAAAGAAAGGTTAACACCTTTATCTAATGTTACAGTTCTAGTTACAGCATTGTACGATGTAATATTGGCATTGTAGATAGCAGTAGATGACAATGTAATCGTAGATGTTTTTGCCTGATTAGAACTTGCAGCAATTTGATTATTGTATTGTGATACCGCTGTGTTATAACGATTTACGTTAGCACTATCTCCGTCACCAGAGAATGGTGGAGGAGGTGGATAATAAACTGCACCATAGTTGTAGTTATAAGTGTATGTGGTCTTAATTGAAATTGCTGCACCATAGTAGTAACTATTAGATGATGAATTGGCATTAGCATCTAATTGTACTTGTGTAGCACCCACAAACATTGAGCCACCGCCTGGCATTGAATATTCACTACCAATTGCAGCGTAACTTAATCCTGATGGTGTTCTGGAGTTCCAAACAATGTTTCCTGTTGGATCAGTAATTGTTACAGCAACGGCAGGACCGGCATAGTATTGATACAAACCAGAATTAGTCAATGACCAAGAAACGTTTGCAGCAACGCCTGATGTTAAACTAATTGTTGTACTCTTTGTACTTTCAGCAACTAATGTTCCGGTACTAATTGTTGTACCACCAACTGTGATTGAACCACTAACTGTATCAGCACCAGCATAAGTTACTGTATATGTTCCTGTGCTTGCTGGTGTGAATGGGAATGTAGTACTATAAGAGCCACCATTGTTTTGGTCGCCCCATACACCATAAGTATTTGTAAATGATGCCCAATTACTTACTGTCTGACAAGCAAAGATGTTGGTTGGTGTACTTGTTGAAGCAGAAGTGAAACTACCACCAACACCAGAAACAACACCAGAGTTATGGATTGAGTGCATTGAATTGGCAGAGAATGTTACTGTGCCAGCAGCAGTAGAACCTTGGTATGTTCCATTGATATTAAAGAAAGCATTTTGTAACTGTGCTGTTGTAACTGTCTGTGGTACTTGAATCATTGTTGCAACATACAAACGAACAGAAGTGCCATTTGGATAGTTGTATACAGAAATTACACGAGCAATAGGGAAGAATGTAGAAATATTGGACTCATAGAAACCAATAATATCATCTACGTTAAATGTTCCAGTAACACCAGTCAATTCAATGGTGTTTGGCATTGTCATGTATTGATTTACGTTTTGACCATCGAACCAGCAAGAAACAGGAGTATTAACCAACATACCGCCAGCTCTTACAATAATCTCTTGCGGGCGGATGTTAGGCAATACAGCATTGTTTGTTACATAACCATCTGCTGATACTAAAGCAGGACTTGTTGCGGTTGAAGTTTGTGCATTATTCAAACCAACAATCTGACTTACATAAGTTTGTGTAGGTACGGCAACATATGAACTGCTTGATGCTGTACCACCTTGTTGTAATGGTGTTGAAGTAGAGTTTGTTCCACTTAAAGCACCTACGCCAGTCTGTGAAGATGAAACAACAGATGTTGTTCCTGGCAATGAAGCAAAGTCACCACCATTGGTTAAATTTAAACCGCCAGCTTGTTGATTAAACTGTAATGATGGGTCAGTAATAAGAATAGATGGTACTTCAACTGTATTAACCCAATTATCCATTGGAGGATTCAGAGTTGCAAAACCTTGATAAGTTACTACGCTGAATGGGTTAACACTAATTGTATTACTTGCCAATGGTTGTGAAATCAAGTTGGCAGTTGTGTATGGTAATGTGTAAATGTTTGTAGCAGTACCATTGATATTATTAATAGCATATGTGTTGACAGCAGTAGTCGCTAAACTACCTAACGATGCCAATACAACAGGATTCTGTAATTGGAAATTAGTTACAGAAGTAACAGGACCCATTTGGCCTTTTCTAATATTAATATTAGCGGCATAGTTTGGATTGTTTGTATCTGCTGCGGCAAATGAATTGAAGTCATCAACTAAAATACCAAAGTTTGGTCGTGCTACACCATTAACATCAGATACTTGTAGACCAGATGCTTGTTGTTCTAAAGCATTTAATGTTGTATAGTATTCTAAATTGTTTACTTGTGTTTGTAAATCAGTAATGTCAGATTTAGCCCAACGCTTATGCAATACTTTGTTAATAGACAAGTTAGGTGTAATGCCATCAGGATTTTCACCTGGTACATAAGCAGTATACGGATCCATATTCAAATTGGCCAATAACAATGAACCATTTGGTTGTGATGGATACTGTGGTGAAGTTGATGGAGTACCTTGAATAATATTGAACTGACTATCTTTTGTCAGAACTAATAAATCTTTTCTTCCCAAATAATATGAATACTGGTTTTGGTAACTAGTATTGTTTTGTGGAATTAAAATGTTTTGTGCAGTACCTGGATTCTTATATTCCCAACCACCAAAGTATGCTGTTGTACCATTGGCCTTTGAAGGTCTCCAATCAATACAATCTCTTAGTGCATAAGTGTTACCATCTTTAGCAGTATAGAAAGGAATCTGAGAATAGGTTTCATTTGTGTAAGAATTGACACTAAAGTAACCATCACCACCACCATGTGAATAGTAGTTGAAGCAAACTAAAATGTTACCTTTAGGTGCAGGTACACCAGGCAATAAAGATAACTGAGCAAAGTCATAATGACTATCTCGTTGACCATTATCTAACGCAAATGATGTTGTAATGTCGGTAAATGTGGACAACAATTGACCAGAAGCGGTTACTGATGTGCTACCTGTATCAATAATTTTAGTAATTCTCTTAACATCGGTAACATACAATGAAAATGGGGCATTAGCAGTAATTGCTGAATTCAAAACATATGCTTGTCCATTAACAAGGTCAAGAGAAGTATTTGAAGTAACAGAACTCAATGATGTACTACCATAAGTTGTATTACCAGTAACTAATGTTTTTGTTTTAACAATATTGGTAGAAGCATCACCGCCAGCAACATACATGGCAGCAATAACAGTTACGTTTGAAACAGCACCATAAGTAGGCGAAGTAAATGTTACAGAAGTTGCCGATGTAATATTGGCAGTATTGCCAGAATAAGTAAAATCAAGAATCTGACCAGTAGAGTTGTTAATCAATGTAAACAATTGTTTGAACTGACTACCATAGATGGAAGTATTCAAGGGACCTTGGAATGCCAAAGGTGCAGTTGTGTTAATTGTTAAAGTCTTACTTGTATTGTTGAAACCTTGATTACGGAATACTTGTGTAGTATAGTATGTTGAGTTTGCTACGTTAGCAACATATGAATAACCAACAGGGAAAACTAACTCTGGCATTCCACCAGCTTGAAGAACTGTTGGTGATGCCAATGTAGCGGCAGTTTTACCACCACCAACAATACTAATATTGGCATTGGCAGACAAACCATAGTTTGCACCTTTTTGTGCAATTGCATCAATGTTTGCTGTTGTAAATGACAACAAGAATTTACTTGTACTATCTGGTGTAACTGTGAATGGTTGATTTACAGTAGCGGTCTTTGTAGAAGAATTGTAAGAAACAATAGTTCTTGAATCACCAGCGTCTGTACCAGAAGTAATTGTGAGCAAAGCACCATAGTAAGCATTTGCTGATGTTGAGAATGTATCTGTTGGATCGTTAAATGTGATAGTACTAGCAGTAGCAGAAGTAGTGGCACCTGTAAAAGTGTTCATTACAATATCTGAGACATAAGCATTGAACACATAAGAAGCAGTGTTTGAAGCATTAGAAGAAACATATTGCCAACCTCTAATTACACCAGTACCAATTACTGTTGAAGCGTATGTTGTTGCATTTGCTGAGTTGACGTTTCCAGCTTGAACACAATGGAAATCAACAGAAGGTTGTGTTGTTACATCAAACACACCATTGGCAGTATCAACAACAAAGTAATTACCATAGTCAATGAATACAGAATTAGGATTTACTGTGTTGGTTGTTCTTGCACGAGGATTGCTTAGTGTTTGTGTTGATTGATTCTCTACACGATAACCACGAACATAAGCAATACCTTTAGAAATGCTTAAATTGTATGATTGTGTATTAGATGTATTTGCTGATGGTGTCAATTTAAAATCTTGAACAACATAATCACCATTGGTTTCATAATCACGTTTAGCAAAGTAATCATCAATAGCAGAATATACAGTTGAATCATTTTGTTTTACAATTGCACCACCAACAATACGAACCAATTCAATAAATGCTTGGTCATTACCAACAGTCAATGGGAATGTGGTTAATGTTAAAGTGATTTGATAACGGTCTGCACCTGGAGCCTGATAGTTAGAAGCACCAATCGCTGGATCCAACAATGAAGAATCGCCAGAGTAAGTTACAATGTTCTCATTGATTTCTAAACCAATACGATATGATGGTGTATTACTATACTTACTGAGAATGATTGTTTGTGGATTTACTTGTACAAAGTTACCGATAGAATATTGAGTATATGTACCATCAGCATTAGCGGTAGATGATTGTGAATATCCATTGACAATGTAGTAAACACCAGAAGAAATAGAAGCAACAGAAGAAAAACCAGTAGATGGAGTTCCTGTTACTGACGGTGATACTTGTGCTTGGAAGTTTGAACCATCGGTTGGAGTAATAATTGCATTGTCAGTAAATTGTACACCAGAAATATAGGTGACGATTAATGTGGGTGGATCTCCGTTTGTGGCACCTTCGGCAGTAGCAATAACTTTAGCAAGAATTGTACCAGTTGCATCAGTAATTGTTTTATTTAAAAAGTTACCAGCAGAAATAGAAACACCATTATATGTGGGGTTCAAACGAATATAATAACAATTTAAATTGGTTGTTACTTTACCGCCGGAGATTGGTGTGTTCTGAGAATAGATTGCAGAAGCAAAATTAGAGATTTGATTCTGAAGAATTGTTTGTGACTGAGTTAATTCACGAGCTTGTACAGCAAAACCAGGTTTAAAAAGAATACGATGAAAATTCTTTGTTGGATCAAAATCATCAAAATAAGGGCTTACATTGAAATTCGTTGTCATCTTTTACCTTTAGTATCCTAATACAAACTTAATTTGTTCTATACCGCTTGGGCTTCTTTGAATAGCCGGTCTATTTTCTATATATGACATATATCCTGAGGGTAAAAGGATATCTGGTTGTGTAACTACCAATAATGTTCTTGCTGCACCAGAGTTATTACCAAAAATAGGACTATTTGTTGTTGGAGTTCCAGTTGTATTTATGACGCTTAAAACGTTATTTGCAGAATCAAAATCTAAAACTGTGCCAACAAAATTTGCACTAGTTAGAGAAGAACCTTGATAAACAACCTCATCTAAATTGTAATTACCAAAACCTGGAGCAGTAGTCAATTGTGTTGCTGCTTTATATACAGAGTTATTTGCTGGATTTGGGTAAGTACTCTTGGCGGTAGGATTAATTATGAGACCAACTTGACGGTATTCAATGTCAGTTGGAACATATCCACTTTCACTACCATTAAACTCACAGACAAACATTACATGATTACAACCTAATTCAGAAACAGGATCGAACCCATGACCGCCCACAGGACTGATTGGAGCGACTACGGTTGCGGGAGTGCCTGTGGTCGCAGTGATAGATATTGTCGCATATGTATAATTCTGTCCTGCATTGGTTACAACGATATCACTAATTGAACCATTTGCCGAAACTGTGGCATATGCCGTTGCACCGGTACCATCTCCTGTAATGGTAATGGCAGGTGTGGTAACATTAGAATAACCAGAACCACCATTGATAACATTAATTACCTCAATGTCACCAGACCAAGCACCAGTTTGATTTGTAAAATCTGGTGCACCAGTAATTGTAGAACCGAAAACAGGACCTTCTGTGTTTTGGCCAACCGGTACAGGCATCCATGAAGAATCCATAAAGGATCTTTTTGAACCGCTATCGATGGTGTACATATATTTCCATTTATAACCATCTACGCCTTGAAAAATTCCGTTTGTTCCGTATGTTCCTGGTGTAAATGATGGCATCACAGTAGATGCTGCACCATTGGCATTCCAAAGACACTTGAATACTTGGTCAAAAGAATTTCTTACATAAAACATCAATACAGGATTACCATATTGGTCCTGTGAGAACATATCAATAGTATCTGAGTAATATGAATAGACAGTACCAGAAGTCCAGTCAAAACGAGCAACAACAGGACTAATATTGTTAGAAGTAACCTGTTTTAAAGCAAAGATATTTTTATAAACAGATTTGATATATGCTTGAGTTTGTGTTGGCTGGTCAGGATTAACATCATTTGACCATGGATCAACACGACCCATAAAAGCATATATTGTACTAATTGATACTCCTGTTACCGGTAGAACGGCAATAGGAGCAAAATAGTCTTGCTCTACTGTTGAAACTTTTGCTGCGTATGTTAATATGTTTTTATTTGCCATGATTTATTTATTATGCGACTCGGAGAACAGCAAAGTTAAGCACCAAAGCATCCGATTGGTTTGAACCACTAGGAGTGCCGTCAGCGTTATGTACGTTAACCACAAAACTACCAGGAGAAACTGAATTAATTCCAATGTTATAACCAACTGAAGCACCAGAAGCTAGGTTAATAATAACCACATCTTTATTACTTACAATATAGTTATTATAAACTGTGAATTGAACTGCAACACCTTTATTTAATAAAGCATTACTTGTTGTAATTTGACCAGTTCTGCCGTTAGCATATACGGCAGTAGATTTATTGGTTAACTGAGTTACCGCAACGTTGTTTATTGAAGCATTATATTGAAATACGTTTGCGGCAACAAAGTTATTTGCTGAATCAGTACCAGAAACAGTAATTGTGTTAACATTAATTATGTTTGCATTAGTTGTGTTGGCAATTGTCACATTATTGGCAAACACGGCAGTATTACCCGTCAATGTCAATGCTGTTGAAATTGTATTTGAACCTGTTGGTGTTGTACCAAATACGATGTTAGTACCTTTTTGTGTATCAGTAAAGTTTTCAGCGGCCACATAAGACATATTTCCGCCACCTTGAGAACTTACACTACCAAAACCTGTAGCACCATAACCTACTCCACCAAACCTAGACAACACATCTCCGGCAAGTAGTGCTGATGGAGAACTTGCAAGTCCTCGCATTGCACGACCGTTGAATAGTGCATACGCACCTGTACCGGCAGCATCATTAATAATTTTTGAACTAATGCCGTCTTTACCAGTAATTTGTAACATTGTGCCATCTGCAACTGGCGGTTGTGTTGCACCACCAGAAGAACCAATAATACCAACACCAAATGAGTTTGCGGCAAAAGTAGAATTATTCATTGTGATAGAACCGGTCATACTGATACTACCGTTCATTGACAATGTAGATGTTGGCACTAAAATTGTAAATACATTATTAACTGACAAATTATTTGTCACAGTAACATAACCATTGAATGATGTATTGCCGTTGAATGTTGATGAACCATTTGCAGTCAAATAACCAAAACTTGCAACATTACCATTGGTGGTCATATTGCCATTATTAATAGTGTTACCATTATTGGTAAAGAGACCATTGAATATTACAGGTCCTGTAGCAGTTAAGTTACCGGTTGTCACCACGTTACCTGTTGTGGTCATTGTACCATAAGTTATGATATTACTATTAAAGTATGTGTTTGCACCATTAAACGTCACATTACCTGGAAGAATAATGTTTGCAGTATTTTGAATTGCTGTGTTAGCAATACTGTTGGCCAAATTGGCTTGATTGTATGCTGATTGAATTATTGTATTTTGTGTAGCATTTAAACCACTTTGATAAGTTACGTTTGCCGATGCATTAGCAAACAAAGTAACAATATTGGCATTTGCCGTAGTCATTGCACTTTGTAACAAACTAATGTTTGTATTTTGAGTTGCATCTACACCTTGTGTATACACAGTATTTGATTGTGCTGAATTTGCTACTGAATAGGCAGAAATAGAATAAGTATTAATTGCTGCAATATTAGTATTTTGAGTTACATCTATACCTTGAGTAATAATGGTATTTGCTTGAGCCGAATTAGCAGTAGAATATGCTGAGATAGAATAAATATTTACAGCAGCAATACTGGCGTTTTGTGTTACATCAACGCCTTGTGTATAAATGGTATTTGCTTGAGCTGAATTAGCAGTATTAAATGCTGCAGCAATATTGGCAGTTTGAATCTGGTCAATGGTATTTTGATAAGCATTTATACCAGTAATATAAGCAATTTGAGTATTGGCGTAAGAACTAATAGCATTTGCTTGAGAGTAAGCTGCTTGAGCATAGGCATTAGATGCACCAGAGGTAAACTGTTTTGTACCATCAGCAAAAACAATTGATGTGCCAGTATTCAATGTGATACTATTGTTTGTCATGAAAGCAACAATGTTTGCTGCAGTTCCACCACCAACAATAAATTTTAAATTGGTATTTGATGTTGTTGTACCAACAATTAAATTACCACCATTAGAATATGCACCACCTTGTACATACAAATAACCATCTAAAGGATTAACTGCATTACCAATATCATTAAAAGCAATACCTGCTTGGTAATTTTTGTTTGCATAACCCATGTCAATAAAGTTGGTAGAATCAGTACCACCAGAATTAGTGTTAGCAGTTACAACAATATCAGCAGTACCAGAATCATTTGTATTAACTAAATTAGTTTGAATATAAGAGTTGCCACTTAAAGAAAACTGAGCAATTGTATTGGGTAAATTTTGTTGATTTATTCCAACATTTAAGATATTATTAGAATATAAAGTTTGTGCCAATGTTGTGGCAGTCATCTGAAAGGTTGTGTCAGTAGGAATATCTACACCTACAAACAATGTGTTTGCGGTATTAGCGTTAATTATGCTAAAAACTGGTAGTTGTGATATCTTTACGGTGCTCATTTCTTATCCTAGTACGAGAATGTTTCCATCTTCTGTTATAATTGTTCTGCCATCTTCTGTAATAAATTCTGGTAAATACTGTAATCCTACTGGTCCAAAGATTTGTACATTACTTGTTGTATAATTTCTACTGACTGACAATAAAGCGTTATTGGCACCATAAGGCAGAGTAGCATTTAAGAATAATGTAGTATTTCCATAATTAATATTAGACACCGCAAAGGTCATATTATTGACTTGAACAGTATCACCAATACGAATAATGTCTAATAATGGATTGGCAGGGTTAGTATAATTACCATTATTTACAATATTAAAAGAACCTGTCAATGATGTTATATTTATCTTGTTACTACCAGCATTTGCACTAGCATAAGCCACATTAGCAAAGGCCATCCAAATATTATCATGTACGGTGATATAAGTACCGTCATTTTCTAACATGAAATCTTCAGAACCGGTTTCAGCTAAAAGGTCCTCTGAACCAGTTAGTGCCAATAAATCATCTGCTGGACCTGGAGCAATATAGGCCACATTTGCTGTGATTTCATCACCATAAGTGGATGTTATTCTAATAACACTATTAGCAAATATGAAAGTATCTAGTTCGGCACCAAACAAGTTATTGAAATTAATAACATTGGTATTTGGTTGAGCAAAAGTACCAGATAAAGATACGCTTGAATCAGTAGTACCTGTATAATAACTTAATGGCAGTCCAGTAAATAAGGCATCAGAAACGGATAACTCATAATTGTTATTAGATTTTAAGGCATATCGACCTAAAACTTGAGTACCTGCTGGGTGTAATAAATTTAATAATGTATTTTTATACTTTGCAATCTCTTTTTCTAATGTAATTTCATATGTGTAATTATTGTATTGTTCACTTTGAATTACATCATAAGAACTTAACTGACCAGAACTATCCAAATACTGGCCGACACCAGTTATAATTCCTTTAAGGAATGTGGCGGTTGCCCTTGCCGTACCATCACCATAATTGATTACGTTTGCAGCAATCGATGAAAGATTGAATGAATTTGTAGAACCACTAATTTTAATGGTTGAATAAGGATTAGGTTGAGAACTATAATTATATACCCTCATTGTATAAATTGTATTCAAAGGATTGGTAAATCCTTGATATACTGTTGTTGAATATACAGTAGAAGAATAGCTTGCACCAGCTAAAGAATTGCCTTGGTATATAATTGTACCTGAAGCAGGAATTGTGGCTGGGATTAATCCTGTAACTAACAAATCTTGTACTGTTAAAGAAACGTTAGGCGTTGCAACATAATCATTACCAACGTAAGTAACATTAATTGAAGAAATTGCACCGGCCCGGTCAGTAGTTGAATAGAATGATGCGCCAGTTCCTAATATTCCAGGTAAACTTAATACGGCACCAGTTGCACTAACATTTGATGAAGCAATATTAATTCTCGGTAACAAATCGGTACGATAGCCCATACCGCCTAATGGGAAATGATGTGGTGTATCAGAAACGGGATAAACATAAGCAACGTTAGTGATGGCGCCAGTAGAATTTACGGTTAATACATTAGCAAAAGCACCATAACCAGAACCACCAATAATATTGATTACATCATTTGCACGATAACCTACACCACCATTAATAATTTGAATTGGGGACAAAATACCTATAAAAGACAAGTCATTTATAGATGAACTTGTTGTTGAATAAGTTGATTCTGCCGAAATAGTAGGTTGTATGGTAATACCACTACCTGGTATTTGAATATTTAAAGACGCAATAGGGTAAGTAGAGAACGATGTAAAACTAAATGTATTTGCTAGCGTTGTATTGGCATTGGCTGTACTATTATTTGAAAAGAAAGAATAGGTTGTATTGCCAATTGTTGGTCCGCTTCCTGGAGTAGTATACAAGAGAGAATCTTGAGGTAAAAAACTTACTACACCGGTAACACTAGATAAAGAATTGACACTATACACATTTGCTGCAGCACCACCGCCATTGGCAATACTAATTAAAGTATTTGAGATGGTGTAACCATAACCGCCATTAACAGTATTAATTGACTGAATTGAACCTGCAGTTACGTTAGCAACAGAAGCCGTGGCGCCTGCACTACTACCAGATAATAAACCACCATAAACAATAACTGGATTTCCCGCTGCGTAATATAATCCTCTGTAATTTGGATTAATAGTAATTTGAGTTAATTGTCCTACAATCTGGCCTGTAATTTGGTTTCCGTTGCCGTCATAAATGTATTGATTATTATTATCGAGAATGTAAACTACTTCACCAGATTCAAATTCTCTTTCAATGTTTGAAATGAATACTTCTATTTGTTGTGAAGGAGTAACAACTGTATTTTCAATTACAGCAACTGATTTAGATGTTGCACCAAAAATTCTACGGCCATTTAAATTGGACCAGTAAGAAATATCTGAAGATATAACCGAACCAACCAAAAGACTTTTTGGTACATACCAAGTACCGGCAGAAGCCTTTAGTACAGCATCTTTCGTATTAAAGAAATCAACATCAGTATTATAAAGAATACGGAATAAAAACTTATAAGAAGAAGGTGTACCTTTTGATTGATATAATTGTCTAGCAAGTTTGATAACTTCAGTTTGATTTGCTAGAATATCGGTAGGAAAATAAGATAAAAATTCATTTTGAAAGTAATCAATGAATTGTTCAACAACATTGCTTGTACCATTTACGGCAACATTGGCCGCTTCTAAAGAATCAATATCTTTATAAGTTAATATATTCTTAGATACATCGGTGATATTATCTTGTTGTTCCAACCATTCGTAATATGCCTGTAAGAACAATACAAAATTGGCATAGTTAGGATCTTCCCGAATGTACGCAGGAAGTTGTGTTGATACTAGTAGTGAAGTTTTTTGATTACTGAGTAACATCTAATTAACTTTTTGCAGTTACGGACACAGCAATTGCATTAGGATCAAATTCATCAACTGTAATAATGCCACTAAATGTCGATGAAATAATCGAAGTTTTTGGCGTTACTGTAACAGCAAATTGTCCTAATGGATTATCAACATTATAAGGATTAAATCCAGTCAAAGTAATAACGCCATTAGTATAATCAATTGTTCCAACATTACTGTTTAAAATAGTCTTGGCATTTTTTGGATTAAAATAATAACTTCTTAATGTACCATAACGACCTTGTAAATTGACGTTTACAGAAGCACCTTGGCCTGTTGTATCACCCTCAGCAGGAGTAATTGTAGCAACAGCAGAAGTATAATTATTACCTGAATTAGTTACAATAATACTTTGAATTGTACCGCCAGAAAGAACTGCAACCGCAGTTGCGCCAGTACCATCACCATTAATATTTACAATTGGTGCTGTTGTATAATTAAAACCAGGATTGACAACAGAGATAGTATCAACACCAAATGTTTGTGTAGGAATTTCTTCAAGGTATACACCATCAATAATATTAGATGTGTTTGAAGAATCAATATATTGTAAAGCCGGCGAACTAGTAATACCACTACCAAAGGTGCCACGTTGTAAAGGCACATTATACGACAATGTGTAAGATGTTGGTGTGGTTAAATTTGGAAAGAATTTCTTTTGTAATTGAAGTGTATATTCTGATGTAACAATAGACTGGTCATAGTTTTGAACAGTACTCAATAAATCATAAGCATTAAATGTAGAATTAAAAGTATTTAATGTTGCTTTAGCAAAGGCTTGAATTGCAGATGTTACACCTGTTTGTAATTGAGAAGAAGTTAAAATTGTTTTATTTGGATCATACAAAACATTAACACCAAGTTTAATGTAAGTATAATCAGGATCAACAATAGTAGGAGTTACAGTCAATACAGAAATAGGTTTAACAATATTGTTAATGATTTCATTTTTCTGTGCAACAGTTAAATTGTATGAGCCTGTGGGTTTTAAACAAACAAATACTTGACCAAATACTGGTGGATTATTTTCTTCACCACCCCATACGTTTACAGCATCAAATGAGAAACCTTGATTATTCTGCTGAATGGCAGTAATGTAATCGTTTTTACTAACAGCACGACCTTGTGCAGCAAAGGCTTTAGGTGCTTGAAACTTAATAGAATCAATAGACTCTTTATTTGAACCTGCTGATGCCGCAGCAATTGAAGTTACTGAAGATGGAGAATAACCAGAAACATTATTCAATAATACAAATGAGTTGGCGCCCGCAGCCGCAGTACCTTCTGTTGAGACATAATTAACAATTACAATGTTACCATCAGTTAATTGTTGTCCTAAGATTCCATCACCAAAATAGATTTGATAATTACCATTCAATGCTTCTTGTAAGAAATAAACTTGTGAAGAAGAATTTAATGTTAAGTAATCAGAAGGCATCGCCTGATTATAAATGGTATATGAAGAATTTGAAGAAGATGTCTGTACAATTACCTGTAAACTAGTTGTATCGATAGCATTATCAGGAATTTCAAAGATGTAATTTGGATTTGTTGCAGAACTCACATTAAAACGATATGTGGCGTATACACCTTGTTTGATTTGTACATTAGGAAATACAGCAGTATTATTGGTAACATTGACTGTATAAGAATCTGGATTAACAAAAGTATAGTTTACGCCATTAATTGCTGATGAACTAAATGTTTGATAAGCAGGTAATGTCAAAGAATTGGCAGAAACATGAGTAAATGTTACATTAACTGTTGCAGTAGGTGCAATAGCAGAAATTGGAATATAATTTAATAATTTTGCTTGAGATACAACAGAACTTCTTTGTGTGGCAGAATCCAAGAACATTTCGTTGGCCACCATATTTAAATAGTAGGCATTGTACTGTGTATTGTAAGTCAGAACATCAATCAACTGGTTCATTGCTGAACCTTCAAAATTATAGTCTTGGAAAGTGTTTTGGCCCTTTAAAAAGGTAATAAAATTACTCTTTAAAGAATCAAAATCAAGATTTACTAATTGGGTAGTCGTATTTGCGGCCATTATCTGGTCCTCTGTAATAATAGATTAATAGCTGTTGGTGTCGTCTGATTACCAATAAAAACATATAAAGCCACGTTGAATTGATTACTATCAGGTAAGGCAGTCACATTTAATTGACTAATTCTAGCCCTTGGTTCGTAGTTTTTAATCATACGAACAATCTCATTTTCAATCAAAGTAGCGGTTAACGATGTAACTTGTTCAAATAATAGTGTATTTAATGTGCTTCCAATCTCTGGTTGAAATAATCTCTCATATAGATTGGTTGATAATAGATTACGAATAGAACGAATGACCGCCTGTTCGTTATACTTCATTGACACATCACCTGTCGCCGGTGATGGGAGAAAGGTCATATCTAGGTCTGAGTAGATGTAATTTGTTGTTGCCATTCTTTATTTATTACGCCTCGGAGTAAAATTGCGTAAGGAACTCTAGGTTTACGTCAGGAACATTTCGGGGCCGGATCGTAATTTTTAGATTTTCCATTTTAAGTGTTTGCTGTATTTGCTGAATAGTTTATTGAATTTGCTGAGTAAATTATTGAATTTGCTGATGTCCAAGAAGTAATAGCAGAATTTGCCCATTCAGGTAAAACTGTAATTTTATCGTTTTGTTGTTTATTTCCATCAGAATCTTCAGAATATTCAATCCATCCATAAGTATCTCTCCATTGCAATGCGTGAACATTTGATGGAATATAAGACAAATCTAAATTTAAATGTGCAATACCATCTTGATAAACTGCACCATCTTCTCTAATTATTGATAATTTCATTCTCTGTTATCCATTATTAAAGTTTTTTGAGTTGGTGTTATTCCTGCTGCCGCCAAAAGTACTTTTTGTCCAACTTCATTGTTTTTAACCATTTCATTTCTAAAAGATTCAACGGCTGCACCTGTATGTCTTTGTTGTTGACTATTTTCTACCAATAAAACTGGTAACCATGCAATAGCACAACCCCATTCATCAACATCTTTACCCGTATTAGGATTCATACCTCTCATTTGAGTAAACCACGCACAATCTAATCCTCTACATGGATTAAAATTATCTTGTGGACATAAATTTTTTGGTTTTATTTCCATAATATTTTCCTATCAATTTTTAGTTGCAATAATAACATCGACATAATTAACTGCTAAATTAACTGCAAGTGAACCAGAACCAGAGTATGTATGGTTGTGTGAACCGCCACCACCCGTATTATTTGTGACGTTACTCAAACCAAAAGCATTATTATCATTATCGTGTCCGTTGTTGGAACCAGCCAAAGAATTACCATAATTATAATTTCCGTCAACCTCAGCAAAGTACATATCGGTAAATGGGTGGCTGTGTGCTGGTATTTGTGAAGATGAAAGTGTTGTTGAATCTGTGGTACCGCTTATTGATACTGTTCCACCGACGGATGAAGTAAAGGCTGAAGAAAACGGTACGCTACCGCCTGAACCTACACTACCACTTACAACTCTCAAAGCTTTGTCATTATGTACGACAGATTTAGTCCAACCCGTTGGTGCAGTAGATTGTTGAAACATTAATGCAGTACCAGACGGGAAAGCTACTGAACTATCAGAATTTGGAGCATAAGTGTACAAAATACCGGATAATCCACTACCAGTAACAACTCCTGAGTTTTGTGCCTGTACTGTTGCTAGTACCGTTGGGTCTAATGGTATATTAAATGCCATTTTAGTATCCTAACTCCGAATGTAATTTACTAGTTCCAATTAATTTGATGAGTGAATTCTGTGAAGCACCTAAATTAGAAAACTGTAAAAGTGTTTGATAATCTTGTAAAACTTGACAAGAATTGGTATAAAAGTTAATGTCACCATTTCTTTGCGTATCCATTAACGTTTGTAAATTTGTTACATCGGTTATAATTGTATTAATGGCGGTGTTTGTAATATTACTTGTTGCGTTTCCACTTACCAATGAAATACTATTATTTAAAGTTGCATAATCACTTACAATTGCAATAGTAGAGTTTGATAAAGCAGAACCAATATACAAACTAGTAAAATTGCCCATAATAGGAGTATTATCTTGTATTGAGTCTGTTTTATTGGTAATATTTAATATTTGACGGCCAACAGCCAAAGCAGAACCTAAATCTGGATACAAAGTAGTATTAGCAGAAAGAGTTACACCAGATAAATTGTTTGTATGAACAGTAAAATTAAACAAAGAATTTTCTGCACTTACAATTGCTGCACTTAATGTATTAGCTGCCGTTGCCGTATTGGCAAACACCGTATTTGAAGTATTTGCAAGAACTGCCAAACCATTTAAGTAAATAGCAAGTGTTGCTAAATTTGTATTGTATGGATTTTGATAGTAACCACCAACAGTAGCATTTGACAAATCATTAATTTGCCATTGGTTTAAATTGATGTTTGAATTGTTTACAAAATTAAGAGTGTTAGCCGTGAGTTGATCCGCACCATTAAAAACGGCAGAACCTTTAGTATAACCTAATCTTCCGTAAACACTCATATTATGCTTCCATTATGCCGTTACTTGGTGGTGAAGTTGGGAAACCTCTATTACCGATGTGAACGTGGCGGTCCACTTTTAATCTAAACATTTCCATAGAACCAAACATATCAGAAACTATTGGTCCGTAAACTGATACGCCGGCAACAATTGTTGTGGCAGCTGCCATGAATCCAGAAGTTTCAACACTTTTGATTGCTGATACCGATAAACCGGCAGAAATATTACCTTTAACCGATACACTTTGTGTTGCCGTAATATCACCACGAACTGCCACATCAGCATTTACATTTAAATGTGTGGCTGAAATATTTACATCACCGCTTGCATTGATATCAAAATCACCTTGTACTGTCTGTTCACAATCACCGTTGATTAACTGCTTAACATTACC